TAAATTAAACCTAAATGCCAAAGACTGTGATGAATTGCAGAATCAACTTCTTGGCTTAAAATATATTACAGAATTGAGATTTAATAAGCTCTGGGATATATTTGAATATATGGTCCATTCCGGCCAATTTGGCGGGCCTTCAATAAATGATAAACAAGGAGAGCTTTTCCCCGAGCTACTATAACTTTATGCGCCCGTAGCTCAGCTGGATAGAGCAGCGGTCTTCTAAACCGCAGGTCAGAGGTTCGAATCCTCTCGGGTGCGCCAAATTACCAAAGCCTGGGTGGTGGAATAGGTATACACACAAGACTTAAAATCTTGCGCCATATTGGCTTGAGGGTTCGAGTCCCTCTCCAGGCACCAATTATAGAAAGAGAGTAAAATGAGTAACAAAGAAAAGACAGACAATTTTGTAGTATGGACACTTAAACCAGAGTTTGATGATGCTATCATTACTGAAAGTGATGTTGTTTACTATAAGAAAATGAAAAACCTCAATCGGCATGATTCTGTTATTTTAAAGAGGTCAGATAATACGCTTCGTGAAGTATTTTGGGCTGAATAGCCATTATAACCAAAAATGTGTGACAAATATGTTACATATTCCAAAATAATATAAAAAAATACGCAAAAAGTGCAATTATTTTCACTTAGCGTGTTTACATTTATGCTCAGTGTGATATAATGGTACCATAAATAAGGAGTGTATATGATTAATTATTCAAATTCAATGTTGCCAAAATTACTCGCAAAAGAGAATATTACGGTTCAACATGGTAACTACAAGACTGCATGGTTTGATGTCAAAGACAGAGTCCTAGGTCTTCCTCTATGGAAAGATATGGGTAAAGATGTCTATGACTTATTAATAGGTCATGAAGTCGGTCATGCACTAAACACCCCGTATGAAGGCTGGCATGATAGTCCAGAAAAACTGAAGGGTTGCCCTAGGTCATATATCAATGTTGTTGAAGATGCAAGAATCGAAAGAATGGTAAAATCAACTTACCCTGGTTTAGTTGCATCATTTCAAAGAGGTTACAAAAAATTATATGATAATGAGTTCTTCGGTCCTATCGACAAAATTGACTGGGATCAAGTAAAGCTTATTGATAAAATTAACCTAAAAGCTAAAATAGGTCAGCTAATCGACGTTCCCTTTACAGATGAGGAATGGGTTTACATGGATAGAGCTAACAAAACTGAGACATTTGATGATGTTGTTCAGTTGGTTAGAGACATTCTTTCTTGGACACAAGAGAATCAGGATGAACTAATCCAAAAACCAGAACCTAAAACTGACAACATTGATGAGCCAGAAATTAAAGATAAACAAGAAGATGCTGATCCAACAAGTCAGGGTCATGACGATTACCAAGATGAAGAGGAAGAGGAAGAAAAAGAATCCAATGAGGAAGAAAATTCTAAAGCTTCTTCTGACGAGGCCAATGAAGTTGATGCAGACACTGCTGAAGAGGAACCTGTTTATTCTGCAGAACCTGATCATCAACAAGAAGCCGATATCTCTATTACTGACGAGGCATTTAGGGCCAAAGAATCTACTTTGTTGGACATTGATGATAAGGGTAAACAAAAAGCTGTAATCAAGCCAATTGAAAAATCAATTGCATCCAAAGTTGTTTCATCATATAACGAACTGAAAGCAGCAAGACAACAGAAACTCGAAGAATGTTCTTATAGTGCAGAGAAATATGCAACATGGAGTTCGCCCGATTACGGCTTTAATGAGTACATCAGCGGAGTCAAGAAATCTGTTAACTTTGCTGTCAAGGAATTTGAACAAAGAAAAGCTGCTTACCAATATCAAAGAGCTACTACAGCTAAGACTGGCCAGATTAATGTGAATGCACTATGGTCATATAAAACCAACGATGATATTTTTCTTAAGGCGACAAGACTTGCAGATGCTAAGTCTCACGGTATGATGATGCTCATTGATTACTCTGGTTCAATGTCTGGTTCCATGAAATATGTTATGGATCAAGTCATTCACACAGTTATGTTTTGTAAGGCAGTAAACATTCCATTTGAGGTTTACGGATTTACTTCAACTAATCCCAAATTAAATTGGGAACTGATGAAAAATATGCCTGGCCATATTGAGATGGACGAATTATCAATGCCTCTCGTAATCTCTTCTGAATTAAAGAAGGCTGAATTTATGGAAGCTTTGAAGTGGTTATATCAGAGAGTTGCTCCAGGAGAAGGTTGGTACGAAGACTCAATTAAGGCTAAAGAGGAAGATTGGGGTTCGACTCCACTTAATCAGGCTCTTATTATTGCAGAAGATCTAATTAAGAAGTTTAAAAGAAAACATCAGGTTCAGAAAATGAATTTTGTTACATTTACAGATGGTGATGCAAACAGATTATATCTTCATCAAGACCCAAGAGCTGATGTGCATACACCTTATGGTGGGGGTTTAAAAATAAATGTTGGTGGTAAGTGGGTATCAACTGAGACTTCAAACTCTAAAACAGTTACGGATGCTATCTTAACTCATATCTCTAAATTACATGGTACCAATAATATCGGATTCTTCATGGCCGAAGGTTCAGATTGGAAGTGGAGACTGAAAGACATTGCTTGGTCTAATAATAAATACTGGGATGAAGCTTCTAAGGAATGGGCAAAAGAATACAGAAACAATAAGTGTGTTCACATAGAAAACATCTACGGATATAATGATTACTACATGGTTAAATCTGGAAAGGCTTTGTCTGCCCAAACTGAAGACTTTGAGATTGCAGATGATGCATCGAAAAATCAGATAGGGTCTGCGTTTAGGAAGCATGCCAAAGGCAAGAAATTAAATAAGGTTTTAATGACTAAATTTGGTAAGGCGGTAGCTTAATTATTGTGGTTATAAAGGATATGTGTCTTATAACAACAAAATATAAGAAAAGCGTACAAAAAGTGCAATTATTTTACATAAGCGTGTTTACAAATATGCTCAGTGTGATATAATATACATATAAATTAATTAAGGAGTGAATTATATTATGAATAACGTGAAAATTTCAACACAAAACATCGTCAAGAAATTGGCAGAACAATATCCGGATCAAACAGAGTTCAGGAAGAACCTGATTGTTTCCGCTGCTGAATCTCTTGGCTATAAAGGATCAGATTGGTATCCTCTTTGCGACAAAGAGAATAGAGTCAAGATTGGTACATACGATCTTAGTGCAATGATTATCCCACTTAAGGATTCCATCACTGAATCATCAAATACGCAACAGAATACGGCTCTGTCAATGCAGTCGATTGTTAACCAAGAAAAGTCTATGGCAAAAGTCGATTCAACGTTTGTACCATGGGGTTCATATTCCGATTTGGTAAAAATTATTAAATCAGAAATGTTTTACCCTACATATATTTCAGGACTATCTGGAAACGGTAAAACCTTCATGGTAGAACAAGCGGCCGCAAAATTAAACAGAGAATTTATTAGGGTTCAGATTAACCCAGAAACAGACGAGGACGATTTACTTGGCGGATTCAGACTTATTAATGGAGAAACTGTATTCTCTAAAGGGCCGGTTCTTAAGGCAATGGAGAACGGTGCAATTTTACTGCTCGATGAAATTGATAGAGCTACAAATAAAATTATGTGTTTGCAAGGTATACTTGAAGGGAAACCTGTTCTGGTTAAGAAAACAGGTGAAACAATTTCTCCTGCGGCTGGCTTCAATGTTATAGCCACAGCCAACACCAAAGGTAAGGGTTCAGAAGACGGCAGATTTACCGCTGCCACAATTATTGATGATGCTTTCCTTGAAAGATTTACAGTGGCAATTGACCAGAAATTCCCATCGGTCTCTATTGAAAAGAAAATCGTAGGGAAACATATGGACAAGTTTGGTAAAACAGACGAGGAATTTGCAGATAAACTTGTTACCTGGGCAGATATTATCAGAAAAACTTTTTATGATGATGGCGTAGACGAAGTTATTTCAACCAGAAGGTTGTGTCACATTGTCCAGACATATTCTATCTTCGGAGACAAGATGAAGTCTATTGACCTATGTATCGCAAGATTTGATGATGATACCAAGGCGGCTTTCCTTGATCTTTACACTAAGGTAGATGATGGTGTAATTACTAATGAAACAACAACTGAGGAAAATAATGAAGCAAACTTCTAATCCTGATTACAAATTTAATGAGGGAGCTCTGATCAAAGAGCTCCACTCGTACATAGATTCAACTTATAATGCACATTATGGTCAAGGTGGACTCCAATCAAGTGAGGTCATCATTGACAGAGGACATGGCCTAGGATTCTTCTTAGGCAATGTTGATAAATATAATGCTCGTTATGGGAAGAAAGGCGATACTCCAGCTGAGTGGCGCAAAGACCTGATGAAGGTTTTACATTATGGACTACTTGCGTTATATGAGCATGATAGAACTAATGGTGAATAAGTGCAAAAAGTGGTTTACAATCACTGCTTTTTGTGATATAATATACATATTAAAAAATGGAGAAACGCATTATGCAACTAAGTGAAGAAACACTTGCCCTACTACAAAACTTTGCCTCGATTAACCCGAACATTGTTTTAAAGCCAGGTCAAGAAATTAAAACTATTTCCGAGGCCAAGAATATTCTTGCAACAGCTTCGGTTGTGGAGGATTTCCCATCAGACCTAGGTATTTATGACCTTAATGAGTTCTTAAATGTACTCGGTCTTGTTGACAATCCAACATTAAATTTTACGGAGAAATCTGTGAAAGTCAGTGGTACTGGAACAGGGGTAAATTATTACCTTGCTGAACCTAGTATCCTAACTGCGCCCGAGAGGGACATTACAATGCCAAACGCCGAGGTTACTGTTGAACTAACCGAAGAAAAACTTCTGAAGGCAAAAAAGGCAGCGTCAGTGCTTGGTCACTTAGATCTTGCTTTCATTGGAAACGATGATGGCATTTCTATTAAAGTGTTCGACCCTAAAGATGCTAGTGCAAATACTTTTGAACTATCTCTTGGAGAAAACACGACTGGGCAAACTTTTAGTTTCATTATGAATATTTCAAATCTGAAAATCATTGATGGTGACTATGAAGTGCAAATTTCATCAAAACTCATTTCAAAGTGGGTGAACAAAACTAAACCGGTAAGTTACTTTATTGCTTTGGAAAAAAGTTCAACATTTGGTGTATAAATAATACTATAAATTAGCTAATGGAGAATATTATGTCAGAAGATGTAAACGCAACACAGGACACTCAAGTGGGTGAACCTGTGCAACTTGGTCTACAAGATATCGCTACAATGGTGCAAGTCATTGATATTGTATCACGTAGGGGTGGTTTTGAAGGCCAAGAACTCGAAGCAATTGGAGGTTTGAGAAACAGAATTGTAGCTTTCTTAAACGCAGCTGCACCTAAAGATGGCGAACAGCCTGAAGGTACAGTCCCAGTTGCAGAAGAGCCTTCCGTTCAAGAAGAAGGCTAGAGTTGGGGACGACTAGGGGGTCAAGGTTTCGCCAACCAGAATCCCCACAAACAGGCCAGTATGAAAAGGCCCCCTAGTCACCAATTTATTATTACAGGAATTATTATGCAAAAAAGTGAATTACAAAGTCTTATCAAGTCTTTACAAGAAGGTATTGTGTTTGTTACCTTTACCAAAATCGGCTCTGGCGAGGTTCGCCGAATGGAGTCCACACTCAAACCCGAAATATTAAAAGAAGCAGGTATTGCTGCTACTGTAGAAAATATCAGCCCAGAGTCTGATCATGTTGCAGTATGGTGCTTGGATAAAAATGCCTGGCGCTCTTTCCGAGTAGAAACTGTTACAGGCTGGGAGGTAGCATAATGGAAGAATTTTTATGGGTCGAGAAGTATCGACCACAAACAGTTGCAGATACCATTCTGCCGAAACCTTTAAAGACCACATTTCAAACAATTGTAAATACGGGAGAAATTCCTAATTTATTGTTTACTGGAACAGCTGGCGTCGGTAAAACAACTGTTGCTAAGGCGTTATGTAACCAGCTAGGACTTGATTATCTATTGATTAACGGATCCGAAGAGGGTAACATTGACACGCTGCGTAATAAAATTAAACATTTCGCATCAACAGTATCTTTACAGGGTGGATACAAGGTGGTAATTCTTGATGAGGCAGACTACTTGAATCCCCAGTCCACCCAACCTGCTTTACGCGGATTCATTGAAGAGTTCAGTAATAACTGTAGATTCATAATGACCTGTAACTTTAAAAACAGAATCATTGAACCACTACACTCTCGTTGTTCCGTAGTTGAATTTAATATTGCTAAGAAAGATATGCCAGACTTATGTGGCTCATTTATGAAACGAGTGGGTAATATTTTATCCAATGAGAATGTAGAATATGATGAACCAGTAATTGCTGAGTTAATTATGAAACACATGCCAGATTGGCGTAGAGTTCTTAATGAATTGCAACGATACTCAGTGTCAGGTAAGATTGATACAGGTATTCTTGTATCACTATCAGAAGTCTCTATGGGTAACCTAATGTCTGCTATGAAGGACAAAAACTTTAAAAAGATGCGACAATGGGTAACTGATAATATTGATCAAGAACCTGCTTCATTGTTTCGTAAAATTTATGATAATATGTCCGACTATGTTAAACCACAATCTATTCCACAGCTAGTGCTTATCCTTGCAGATTATCAATACAAGAATAGTTTTGTTGCTGACCACGAATTAAATATGGTTGCATGTTGTACAGAAATAATGGCGGCGGTGGACTTTAATTAATGAACCAACAACAAGCTGTAGAAAAAACAATACGCGACTTAAATGAGCAACTTTATAAAGCATATGCCAGAATAAAAGAATTGCAAGATAAAGTTGAAGAACTAGAATCTAAGAATGAAAAGAAATAAATATTGGAAATTGTGGGCTAAATCTCTTGGAGAGAAATCTGGTACCACTAATCACGAGGCAGACATTATTGCTTTAATGCGAAGTGTGATTGTACTTGTAAATTTCCTTACTTGTTTCTTTATCATAGCAGGAGTGATACATCAATGGTAGATAAATGGAAACGTGCATTTATGGAAACTGCTAATACTTTTGGCAAGTTATCTCATGCAAAACGTGCTCAAGTTGGCGCTGCTATCGTAAAAGATAACAGAATTATATCTGTCGGATATAATGGAATGCCCTCTGGCTGGGATAATAACTGTGAAGAGGTAGTTAGATTGGGTGACGACAAGACCAGTATACCTATGGGATTAAAAACTAAACCAGAAGTATTGCATGCAGAGACTAATGCTATTGCTAAAGTAGCTCGATCAGCAGAATCATGTGAAGGTGCAGACATTTATACAACTTATGCTCCATGCCTCGATTGTGCTAAACTAATATATCAATCGGGTATAAGTAAAGTTTATTATGCAAACGACCACATGCGTTCAACAGCAGGAGTTGATTTTCTGAACAAGTGTGATATTGAGGTGACTCATGTCCCCATTTGATTATGTAAATGATATAACATACGGCAAGAAAGGAATCATGGTTGATGATATTGCCGAAAAGAATTACAATGCTTTTATTATAAATCGTTCACTATCCTATCACAATGATACGGTACTATTTGCTAATGAGATGAATATACATCATACTATAGACAGCCGCCTTCAGTATGATTTTTTTATAAATATAATAAGGAAACAGAAAAGATGGTCCAAATGGATGAAACCATCGGAAGTTTCTGATTTAGATCTCATCAAAGAATATTATGGATATAGTAATGAAAAGGCTAAGTCCGTATTAAAATTATTAAATGATGATAAAATTAACGAATTGAAAAATAGGATTTATAAAGGTGGAAAACGAAAATAAAGAAGTCAAAAATTGGACTCCAGCAGAAATGCTTGAAGTCTCTCTCAACGAACCAGATGATTTTTTAAAAATTAGAGAAACATTAACTAGAATTGGTGTTGCCTCTAGGAAAGATCAAAAGCTATTCCAATCATGTCATATTCTGCATAAACAAGGCAGGTATTTCATTGTGCATTTTAAAGAGCTATTTCTGTTAGATGGTAAACCAAGTAATTTAATCGAAAACGACTTAGAACGTAGGAACACAATTGCTACATTACTAGCAGATTGGGGATTAGTAAGTATTATTAATACTAAAGTCTCAACTCCGTGTGCACCTTTAAGACAGATTAAAGTTATTCCATTTAAAGAAAAGACACAATGGGAACTATGTCCAAAATATAATATAGGTAATTCAAATAAGGAATAAAACCCTTATAAATATATTATAAGAGAATAGGAGAATTTAATATGGCATTACAATCAAGCGGCGCAATTTCAATGTTTGACATATCCAATGAATTTGGAGGATATGCTTATCCGCCTGTGGAAATAGATGACTATATGGCTGCAGACCCTGTAAATCAGCCTAGTTACGGTAACACAGTAGGTACTTTAGTTGATATGGCTGATTTTTACGGCACTAGTATTAAAACAGTTCGACTTGCTGTCCAACCCAATCATGACAGCTATTTGAGATATGGTTACTCCAGAACTAACGGATACTTTTATTTTATGTCTGAGAGTGGTCAATCAGGTACTGCTTTCGGAACTGCAACTCGAACGAGCTCACTTGCATCTGGTAGTAGAAGTCTTGCATGCATTGTAATGGATGACGCTTATTATGATTATCTTACAATAGGATTTTCAGGCGGCAGCAGCTCAACAAATGGTGGTTGGACATCGGCCACATTTTATGATCATCAAAGTTCTCCGCCATATAGATGCGACTTAAGCACAGGTATTACAATTTATAGAACAGATGCAATTAACTTTAATGCATTACCAGGTACTAGTCCTACAGTATATGGTTATAGATTTGGTTATGCTGGTACCAGCTCCACCGCTGCGACCAATGCCGCGAATGTAGCACAAAGAATTAAAGACAATGCGACTGTAACGCCGTATTATATATACGTAGAATTTACCTAGGAGAAAATAAACAATGGCAATAACTTATAATATACGAAGACTTGATCAAATTGGATCATCAATGAACTTAGAATTCATTAATAGTGATGATTCTCTACCCAATTGGTACACTATGGCCAGTCTACCTGAAAATTTTACAGAAGCTCAAGTACATCAAATTGCTGAAAATATGGCTGAAGACGCTGCATTATTCTGGCAAAATTATACTGCAGTTGAGCCCTTAGTTTTAGAAGAAAGTAGTAAAACTATTAAAGATGTTCAAATTGAAGACTCACCAGAATTTAATGCCCTCTATGAGCGTCTCGTCGCGGTCTGGACAGAAGATGAAACAACTAAATATAAAAGTTGGGAAAAAGTTCCTTATACAGCTGAAGAGAAAGCAAGAAATATCAGGCAAAGAAGAGACCAGCAATTACATATTACTGATATGGAAGCAGTATCTGATAGAACTCCTAGTACAGAAATACTTAATTATAGACAAGCACTTAGAGATATTACAGATCAAGAAACATTTCCTAATAGTGTTATTTGGCCAATTAAACCGATAGGTTAATAAATGAATAAACTTCGATATTACATTCTGATTACCAGAGGTATCGCTCAAGTAAAGCGTCATGCTAGAATGTGGGATGGTACTTATAGTCAACAAATTACCAAAGATGATGTTTACTATGTAATCAATACTAGAGATATGGAATTTCAAGCTCAAGCGATAGAGTGGCTCGAATCAGAGGGAATCCAATATAATACATCAGAAAGTAACGGTGGACCTTCAAAAGGTAAAAACGCTGTTTTGGATGCATTCCTTGCATCAGATGATGACTACTGCATTCAAGTAGATGGTGATGATATGATTACTCCACACGGTATTCATGTTCATAAGATGATTGCTAATCCAGCAGTATATGGTCTTCCAGATGAAACTCCACCTGATGTTGTAGTACTAGATTACCAATACGGTATTGTTCCTGATGAAGGCTACGGCCCATTATCACATTCAGAAGCTCAATTTTCTGCACAACAATATGCTGAAGATATTTACAATGCTGATTGCATTCAAGGTATGGGATATAGATGTTTTAACCGACCATGGGAATGGTGGGATAGAGCAATGAAAGGAGAATACTTTGAAAAAGGTAGCCCATATTTAAGAGCACTATCCGAAGCCCATAAAAGGTTAATTACTTATGAATTTAAGTATATTAATAAGTGGGAAACACATTGCAGAGTTATTTGGTACTCTAAAAAGGCTGCAGGATTAACAAGATTTAAAGAAGATATTTTAGTCGGAGAAGATGTAATGAATTACTTCGACTTAAAACATGAATTTGCACAAGGTAATCTGACAATGAGAACCTTGCACGAAGTATATCCAACCTATGTTTATGATCAACGAGTTGGTGGTATTGTACAGATTGCAAATGATATGAATCACGGTAGAGGTTACCTAGATTGGATGGAAGATGCAGCAGATAAATATGAAGAGTATGAAACTGCAGGCAAACTCCACGAAGATTTAGAAATACCCTACATAGAATTTCCAACAATGTTTGATGAGTTCGAAGGCGTTGCTTACGTGCCTGATACTTTGGGTTTAGTTAATTATCCAGCTGCTGCTGTATCAGAAAAACATTGTGGATATTAAAAATTATCTATACATTTTGTCCCAATCTAAGAGAAAAAGTGTATAAATAAAACCGAGATGCCGAATGGTTCGGGTCTCGTTAGTAAAATAACCTTGCTTAATTAATAGGAGGAAACAATGGTTAGAAGTACTTTAAATGTGCCGCGTTCTTTATTCGTAGGCTTCGAAAGTTTGTTTGATGAGTTAGAAGGAATTCACAATTCCGCTAGGTCAGGAAACGACAATTACCCACCCCATAACATTGTTAAAATTGATGAGGAAAAATTTCTCATTGAATTAGCAGTTGCTGGGTTCACAGAAAAAGATATTAGTCTTGAAGTCAAGGATGGTATTTTAAAGGTGAAGGGCAAAGTAGAATCTGATGAAAAAAGGGAATACGCATTCAAAGGTATCTCGTCCCGCAAATTTGAGAAGAGCTTCCGCCTCTCAGAATTTGTTGTAATTGACGGTGCCGATTTAGAGAACGGTATACTTGTGGTTTATGCCAGAGTTGAAGTTCCCGAAGAAAGGCGTCCTAGGAAGATCGAAATAGGGTCTGCTGGGGCATCAAAGAAGAAGGAATTTATTCAAGAATAGATTCCGGTGAGCAGCGAAACTCAGTAGATAAGTAATTAACTTTTTTACTGGAGCAAATGTTATGAAACATATAGTACATTTTATGGACAAATATGAAGATATAGCAGAGACCCTAAATGGAATTCTTGTATTAACATTAACTGGAACTGTAATCCTCGGATTAGCACCTTTGGTTATATTTTTACAAGCCTCTCATTTTTAGGTCTCTATTTGAAAATCATGCGGGGGAGGGAAACTTCCCCCAATCTTTTTGCATAAAAAGGTTTACTTTTCTTGTTATTTGTGATATAATATACATATTATGAAGGTGATTAATATCTATGACAAAATTTTATACTAATGTATCTCGGTATGGTAACAACTTACTTTACCGTGGTTATGAAGATGGCCAGAAAATCCAAAAACGAATCAAATATCAACCCACTCTTTTTGTAGCTACACCCAAAGGCACTTGGAAATCTATTGATGGTATCAAGTGTGCTCCAGTTATGATGGATTCCATGCGCGATGCTAAAGAATGGATTGCCACAAACAAAGACACTGCAGGTCGCCAGATATTTGGTAATGATAGATATATTCCTGCTTTTATTAATGATGAATTCCCAGGTGATATTGAATTCAATCGTAGCCAAATTAATGTAACTTCAATTGATATTGAGGTTGCTTCAGATGAAGGATTTCCAGAGCCGGGTGCTGCTGATTATCCTATTATCTCTATTTGCATGAAAAACAATATTGACAATACATACTACGTATGGGGTCTTGATGATTATGATGTAGATAAATCATATATGACTACCAATCGTGTTGTATATCAGAAATGTGATTCAGAATTACAGCTAATGCATGCATTTATTGCTCATTGGTCTACTCCGTCCCACACGCCTGATGTGGTAACAGGTTGGAATGTTCGTTTCTTTGATATTCCTTATATTGTTAATCGTTGTGTAAAACTACTCGGCGAAGAGCCTACTAAACGCCTCAGTCCTTGGGGTATGGTAGAACGCCAGAATGTCCGACAGATGAACCGTGTTCAAGAGGCATTCGAACTCAAAGGCATTAACACTGCTGACTATATGGAACTATTCCAAAAATATACTTACACTGCTCAGGAATCATATTCACTTAATCATATTTCTAGTGTAATCCTCGGCGAGAAGAAATTGTCTTATGAGGAATATGGTAATCTCCATACTCTCTACCAACAAGATCACCAAAAGTTTATTGACTATAATATCAAAGACGTTGAGCTGGTAGAACGCCTAGAGGACAAGATGGGACTCATTACTCTTATGATGACTATGGCATATAAGGGTGGTGTTAATTATTCAGATACATTCGGCGTGACAGGCATCTGGGAATCAATTATCTATCGTCAT